GGCCTGTTCCTCTGGGGCGCGCAGCTTTCCAACTCTGCCAGCGTCGACCCTTACGTCTACAACCCCGGCGCGGCACCGACCAGCACGGCCTACTACGGCCCGCGCTTCGACTACAACCCCGTCACACTTGCGCCCAACGGCCTGCTGATCGAGGAGCAGCGGGTCAACTTGGTGCTGTACAGCGATCAGTTTAACAACGCGCCGTCGTGGCAAAACATCTTTGTCACTGTAACTGCCAACACTACGACCTCGCCTGACGGCACGGCAAACGCAGACACCATTACGGCAGACGGCACAGTAAACACGCATTCGCTGAACGCTTCTGATGCCGTAGGTGCTAAGACCATATCTGTATTTGTCAAAGCTGGGACAGGAAACTTTTTTCAGATAGCTGTGGGTGGCACTGCCGATCCATACGCAAACTTTAATCTAAGTGCTGCAACGAGCGCCGCCTTTGGGACCGGAACGACTGCATCGATTACCGCTTTTAATAACGGTTGGTATCGTTGCGTAATGACAACAACCAACGCAGCGGCGACTGGTCTGCGCTTTGCCATTGTTTCCAGCATTTCTTCGGCGCGTCTTGAGGCCTTTGCGTCCAGCGCCACAATTTTGTTGTGGGGCGCTCAATCAGAAACCGGTGCGTTCGCCACCAGCTACATCCCCACCGTAGCCTCCACGGTCACACGCGCGGCTGACATCGCGTCGATGACGGGTACGAACTTCTCAAGCTGGTACAACCAGAGCGAGGGGACGATTATCCCGCAGTTTGTTGCAATCACGAATGGCGTCAGTTCGACGGGCGGTAGCGCATTTCCATTCGTGTATGAGATCGACAGTTCGGCGGCGTCTACCTCTAACCACCAGCTAATTTTGTCTGCGGGCTACGGCCCCGGTTGGAACGAGGGTACTTCTGTTCTCGGTGTCTCTCAGGTGTCGTTCCAAGATGCAATGACCCTTGGAAACGCCAACGTCCGCAAGATTGCATATGCCTACCGGACAAACGATTTTGCCGGATGCGCGAACGGCGGCACGGTACTTACCGACACATCAGGCACTCTGCCATCCCCCGACCGGATGAGTATTGGCAGCCAGAACGTCAGTGGCTCAAATGTCTTCACGGGCTACATCCGCACCCTTACCTACTACCCCTCCCGCCTCACCAACGCGCAGCTACAGGCACTCACCGCATGATCGACCTGTATCTCATGACAGCCACCGAAGCCAAGATGACTGCCGCGCTGCTGGCTGCGGGTGTCATTGACGATGAAGGCAACCCGGTGTCTGGCGTCTCGCTGGATCACATCGGGCCATTCAGCCGCGTGACGGGCTACGACAAGGCCGACGAGCCTATCGTGGTGGACTACCCCGGCTGGCATACCAATCTGCGCGGCACTTTTGACGACGAGCAGCTTGCCGAGTTGACACCGTTGAGCGTCGAGCCAACAGTTCCCCATCGCGTGTGGGCATAATGGACAACACCTACGACAGCCGGATAGCGCGAGCCAAGCGTCAGATCGACGACGCCCTCGGCTTGCCGCAGCGCGTCAGCCCCCTCGGGCCGCCACCGAACCAGCAACAGCCTCCCGTGCGCGGTCAGGCTGGCCCCATGGCGCAGCAGATGCCTGCCGGGGCACCGAACCCCGGCGCACCCTTCGGCGCGCCTCCCATGGGTGCCCAGCAGCCGATGGCGGCACGTTTTGCGGGTATGCAGGGCGGCATGCAGGCGCAGGTGGGTCCGGCCAACGTCGGCGTGCAGGCGCAGATGGGGCCTCGCGGCGGTTTTCAGGGAATGCAGGGCAGCGCGGGCATGCCCATGGCCGGCGGCAATGTCGACGTGAACGCCGCCCTCGACAATGAGATGAAGCTGCGGATGCTTCAGGCGCGCTACCAGCGCGGCCCGGTGTCCGTGTCGGGCGGCTATGAACCCGGCGCAGGTTTCGGTGGCGAGATGCGCTACGAGGACGGCCCGGTGTCCGTGTCCGGCGGCTACGACCCGGCGCGCGGCGCCAACGTCAGCCTCGGCGTCCGCCGGCAGTTCAAGGAGGGTGGCCTCGCCACCGCCGGCGCGTGGACCCGCAAGGAGGGTCAGAACCCCGAGGGCGGTCTCAACGCCAAGGGTCGCGCGTCGCTGAAGGCGCAGGGGCAGGACATCAAGCCGCCCGTCAGCGCCAAGCAGGCCAAGAAGTCGCCCAAGGCGGCCGCCCGGCGCAGCTCGTTTTGCGCCCGGATGGGCGGCATGGAGGGGCCGATGAAGGACGAGAAGGGCCGGCCGACGCGCAAGGCGCTGGCGCTGCGCAAGTGGGACTGCTGACATGAGCGACTTTGCCGTGAAGCCCGTGTGGGACAAGAAACGACCGGAGGATCTCGGCAAGCCGAAAAGTCTATCGGTGAAGCGCAAGAAATCTGCTAAGGCACGTGCGGCTGCGGCGGGCCGTCCTTATCCAAATCTCGTCGATAACTTGGCTGCGGCCCGCAAGAAAGGTAAGTGACATGGACGGCTACAAAGACAGCACCAAGATGAAGTACATGGACGGCGGCTCCTGCTACGCCAAGGGCGGCAGCGTCAAGGGCGCCGCCAAGGTCGGTAAAGTGATGGGCGAGTTCAAGGCAGGCAAGCTGCACAGCGGCAGCAAGAGCGGCCCGACGGTGACCAACCCGAAGCAGGCCACGGCCATCGCCATGAGCGAGGCCCGCAAGGCTGGCGCCCCGATGAAGAAGGCTGACGGCGGCCGCGTCAACCGCATGCCACCCATCGGCGACAGCGTGGCCAGCGGCAACCGCATGTCCGAGATGGAAGCCAAAGAGATGCGCGAGATGATGCGCCGCGCCCCGGGCGCAGGTGCCATGTCCGAGCGCGAGATGCGTCAGGTGAAGAAGCGCGTGCCAGTGGCCCCGCGTCTGCCGCTGATCGGTGCCAGTGTGGACAGCGGCAACCGCATGTCGCTCATGGACGCCGCTGACCGTGCCGCCGTGCTGCGCACGACCCCGCGCGCCAAAGGCGGCGCGATGGCGAAGAAGGGCGGTGGCCTTGCCGCTATGCCGAAGGGCGGCAAGAGCTGCTGACCCGCAACACGTAAAGGAAACTCGACATGGCAAATGCCTTATTCCCAAAGTGGAAGGAGCAACTGCTCCAGTTCACCGCAAACAACAACCTGTCGGCGGGCACCGTTAAGGTGGCGCTCGTGGACACTGGTGTCTACACCTACAACTCGGCGGACCAGTTCTACACTTCGGTCTCGTCGGCCGTCGTGGGCACGCCGCAGACCATCGGGAGCAAGACGTTCACCAACGGCGTGTTCGACGGCGGCAATGTCACCTTCACGGCGGTCACCGGCGCGTCGGTTGAGGCGCTTGTGCTGTACGTCGACACCGGCACCGCAGGCACCTCGCCTCTGGTGGCGTACATCGACACGTCGGTCACCGGCCTGCCAGTGACACCAAACGGCGGCGACATCTCGATCACGTGGAACGCATCGGGCATTTTCGCGCTGTAACTGAGGGGGCGCACATTCCGTGGCCACATTCTACCTCGACTTTGACGGCGGCAACGACGCCAACAACGGCACGACTTTTGCCTTGCGGTGGAAGACGATCACGTCAGGCGCTACGGCTGCGCGCATCGCGCCGGGTGATACCATTAGGATCATGGCCTCGCCCGATCCAACGAGCATCGGCAGCGCAACGTGGACGGGTGGCGGGCGTCCTAATGCCGTAAGCATTCAGTCGTCCACCAACGCGACGCCAATCGCTATACAAACGATCTCCGATCATGGTCTTGCGGTTAATGACTATGTGATAGTTACAGGTAACTCCAACGCCAACGCCAACGGCGTGTGGAAGGTCAGCGCCGTCTCAAGTGTCCAGAACTTTAGTATTGTGCAGATCAACGGCAGCAATACCACCGGCAGCAGTGTTGGCAGTGCGACGGGAAACATTACCAAAGCCAACAATTTAGTCGTCAAGACGGCCTCGCCGCTGGTGCAGAACATCGCCCTGTGCGGTGGGGGTGGCCAGAAGGGTGGTTGGGTGGCAAGTGCTAACGTCAGTATAACGGGAGCGATAACTTGGAAAGAGGGCAACGGCGCGCCCCTGTTTAACCTTCAACCTGCGTTCACAACTGGCAAGGCGGCGTACTACACACTGCCTGCAACGCTCGACCTTTCTGCCTACCAACAAGTGACGTTTTGGATATACCTTAGAACAGGGATTGTAGGTGCCGCAGGCCAAACATATGTGGCGCTCTGCACCGACACCATTGGCGACACGGTGGTGCATCAGTGCGACATTCCTGCACTTGGCGCGACCGCTGTATGGGTGCCGGTCACCGTTAACCTTGGCACCAACTTAAACGCCGCTATCCGCTCCGTGGCGTTCTACGTTGTTACCGATCTCGGCCAGCAGACAATTATTCTTGACAACATCATTGCCTGCAAAGCCGCGTCATCCGCCGATAGCGTGACGCTCAATTCGCTGATATCCAAGAGCGACGGCACGGGTGACGAGGCGTGGTACGCCATCCAGAGCATCAACAACGATGTCATCATGCTGGCAAACGCCAATGGTAATACTAGTCAATCCACCGGCATCCGAGGCTATAATGGCGTCACGGAGACGGTGACGACCTACAAGCGTGAGACGACCAAGACTACAATCGCCAACGGCACCAATGCCGACATATCAATCCTTAACGACAGTGGCACCAGCGGCAACCTCATTACCTACAGCGGCGGTTGGAACCGCACGGACATGTCCACTCAGACAGGGCAGACGTGGCTTGACGGGCAAAACGGTCTTGGTCGCGGGCTGAATACGACCTCGGCTAGGCAGTTTGTGTCTATAGATCGGCTGAACTTCTGCCGCTACAACTTCGGGTTCTTATCAACCCCCGGAAGTTTTTTCTCCGTAAACATAAATTCCATATATTGCACCGCGAATACGTCTGACGGCCTTTTTTCTGGCGTAGGGGACGCTAATGTAACCTTCGGGTCGGTGTGGGCCAATAACAATGGAGCTGGTGGTGTAGGACTAAGCGGGGTAGGCTCATCTATTACCGAATTAAAATTAGCCGCCAACAACGCTACTGTTGGCTTATCGTTTCTCAGCGGCAAATACCAAACCGTTGGCTCTGTAGTTGGAGGAAACAACGGCGTAAGCGGTTCAAACGCCGATATAGCTTTTAGTACTTGCAATAACTGCACAGTAGGAACGGCAACGCTAACCAATGGTATAAATTCGACTGGAATTTCGGCGTCACAATCTTTCAACAATTCTGTTAATGGCGGTAGCACTACTGGCCACAATCAAGGCGTATTTTCCTTTACCATTAGCGAACTGTACCTAAACAACTTCACGATTAACGAGGCTACGGAGGTTGCCTCCTTTGGCGTAACGGGCCTCGTATACGTCAACCGCCTCGACGACACCGACAACAACAGTTGGGTGTTTCAATCCGGCATCGGCACCGTCAACCAGCAGACCGCAGTCGTGGACAGCCCCGCGACAACGTCGTGGCGGATGCGTCCGACTTCAGGCACCACCTCCGCGCTTATACCTGTATTTCTCAAACTGGGTACGGTGGTCTGCGCCGCCAGCAGCGCCGTCACCGTCACGGCCCGTATGCAGCGCAGCAACACCGGCCTGACCATGCGCCTGATCTGCCCCGGCGGTCAGATCACTGGCGTCTCCACAAGCGTGAGCAGTGACATGACGGCAGCGGCAAACACATGGGAGACGGTGACCATCACGTTCACACCGACGAAGGCCGGCGCGGTGGACATCTACGCTCACGCGTTCGGAGGCTCATCGTTCTCCGGTTACGTCTGCAACCTCACAGCGACACAGGTCTGACCATGTACGAGATCATCGACCGTGAGCAGGACGACGCAGGTAAGTGGCGCATCCGCGTGGCCATCAACGGTCAGACCGTGGCGTTCAAGTTTCAGTCAGACCCCACGGACGAGGAAGTGCAGGCCGAGGCCGCGCGTTACGACGCGATGATGCAGGAGCAGTCAGATGCCGCTCCCAACACGGACTGATGTTCTAACACTTGACTTTACGGGTGCGGGGCAACCGGCAGCGTATATCGAAGCCAAGGCGCTCAGTCCGTCTTCGGCAACGCTCGACTACACGCTGGCGGGGCAGCCCGCTGTTGGCCTCGCGCCCGGTGGAGCGGCAACGCAGAACCTCGCCCCAGCGCTCTTCACCAACACGAACACGTTCTACACGGCGACGATCACGGCGGGCGCTGTCAATCTGTCGCCTGATCTCTTCACCAACACCAATACGTTCTACTCGGCAACGGTCGGCAGCACGTATGTGCTGTTGCCGGACCTCTCCGCCAACACGAACACGTTCTACGCCGCCACGGTCAGCAGCACGTACACGCTGCTGCCAGATCTCTACACCAACACGAACACGTTCTACGCGGCGACAGTCGCCGCCACGTACACACTGTTGCCGGCGCTCTACGGCAACCTGAACACGTTCTATTCGCCGACGGTTACACCCGGTGCGGTCACGCTGTTGCCGGCGCTCTATACCAACACGAACACGTTCTACAGCGCCACGGTCACGCCCGGCGCGGTGACGCTCGCCCCGGCGCTCTACACCAATACGAACACGTTCTACAGCGCCACGGTCAGCGCCACGTACACGCTTGCCCCGGCGCTCTTTACCAACACGAACACGTTCTACACGCCGCAGCTAACCTACCGGCAGTTCGTGGATCCGGCACTCTTCACCAACGTAAACACGTTTTTCGGTCTCTTCGCCTACCTGTACCCGTTCCACCCGAACGACGTGCGCCCCGACGGCAACAGCATCGCCCCGGGTCCGCGTGGGCCTATGCCGCCCGCGCCAAACGCGGCGCGCGGTGCCATGCCCTTCGCCTCCGCGTCCCGGGCGTCGATGCCACCTCCGCCGAACGCCGGCCGCGCAAACATGCCTCTGTCTACGTCTGTGCGACAACCGATGCCCTTCGAGTAGAGTTTACACGGTGGCTGTTGTTTGGTATGTTGCGACCGCCAGAAATGTTCGCCCGCCGTGGCAAGCTGCTGCCCTGATACAGCGAGCACAATAACATGGCTTATTCCAACACGGTATCACAGACGGTGTTCACGACGCAGCGCGTTATCGACAACGCCGTGCGTCGCTGCCGTGTGCCTGCAGAACAGATCACGGCCGAGACGATCAGCATCGCCAACGACATGCTGTACCTGCTGCTGTCGGACCTCGCCAATCAGGGCGTGCCGCTGTGGTGCATCCAGAAGTGCATCTACCCGCTGTACGAGGGCACGCCGACGATCACGACCTACACGGGCACGGTCGACCTGCTCAACACCAACCTGCGTTCCTTGCAGGAGGTGACCGGCACCAACACCGACACCTCGACCAGCCGCACGGTGAACTTCGGCAGCGCCTCCTCCGCCACCGCAGTCAGCAATGTAGGCATCCGGTGGACGGCGCCCTCGGTCCCGGTATCGCTGCAGCGCAGCATTGACGGCGTGACGTGGACCATCATTCAGAACGAAGACCAGACGGCCGCCGCCGGCGAGTGGACGTGGTTCGACCTGAACAGCAGCGTCGCCACCCAATACTTCCGCGTCGTGGCCATCACCGGCACGCTCGGTTTCAGCCAGATATATCTCGGCAACACGCCGACCGAGATCCCCATGGCGCGCATGAACCGCGACGATTACACCAACCTGCCGAACAAGACGTTCCAGTCGAACCGGCCCCTCCAGTTCTGGCTCGACCGTCAGGCGCAGTCGCCGGTGCTGAACCTGTGGCCCGTGCCGAACGCGCAGGCCACCGTCTATCAGGTCGTCACGTGGATCCAGCGGCACATCATGGATGTCGGCACCATGTCGCAAGAGGTGGAAGTGCCGCAACGCTGGTATGAGGCAATCGTGGCCATGCTGGCCGCCAAGATGGCGATGGAGATGATCGAGGTCGACCCGCAGATCATCCCGATGCTGGACAGCAAGGCCGCGCAGGCGCTGGCCGTCGCGCAGGCCGAGGAGCGCGACAACTCGCCGATGATGATCGCCCCCAACATTTCGCCGTACACGAGGTAGTCCCATGCCGGTCTTTCTCGACACACGGGGGCGCAGCACGCTTGGCATCGGCATCTGCGGCCGGTGCAGCCGCAAGATGAGCCTTGACGATCTGTACCCGGATCCGAACTACCCGGGGCTGCGCGTCTGCAAGGACGACATCGACCAGTACGACCCGTACCGGCTGCCGGCCCGGCAACCGGAAGTTATCGCTCTCCAGTTTCCGCGACCGGACACCCCCCTCGCGCCATGAACACCCGAGGAGTGCTCCCCTTGGGCTGTGGCAGGGCCGGCGGTGCTTTATCCCCCCGCCGCCGGCGCTGTTCTACTGAAGGATGAAAGATGATTGAACAACTGATCAGCCGGGTCTTCTACGCCCGCAACGTCGCCCACTTCGAACACTGGCGCGCTACCGGCACGGGCAGCTTCGCCAAGCACAAGGCGCTGGGCGTCTTCTACGACAACGTCATCGACGCCATCGACGACCTCGTGGAGGCGTATCAGGGCGCGTTCGAGCTGATCGGCAACATCCCGGGACCGGAGACGCCGAAGGGCGACGTCCTGAAGCTGCTCGAGGCCGACGCCGCGTGGATCGAGGAGAACCACGAGGGTATCTGTCAGGGCAACCGCGCCGTGGCGAACCTGATCGACACGCTGACGGGCGTCTATCTTTCGGCAATCTACAAGCTGCGGAACCTGAAATGAGCGAAGACGTGAACATCCGCCTGACGACGCACGAGGCGGTCTGCGCCGAGCGTTGGCGCGAAACCATCGCGCGCTTCAAGCGCCTTGAGGCCATCATGATTGGCGGTATCGGTGGCATCATTGCGCTGCTGTCCGCGATTGCTTTGAAGGTAAACTGACATGAGCTTTTGGGATAAAATGGAGAGCCAGAAGGACGGCATCGAGGACACCGTCGAGTTCACGATCCGCATGGCCGTGGTGACGCTGGCCTGCGTCGTCCTCGTTGTCGTGGCCGCGCTAGTCATCGGCCTGTTCATGCCGAACCACATCGTGGACAGCGACAAGGTGTTCGAGATCGTCGGCCCGGCGTTCAACATGGTCATCGGCGCGTTCGTCGGCCTGCTGGGCGGCCTGAGCCTCAACGCCAACGCTCGCGACGCCAAGCCCCCCGCGCCGCCGGAAGTCGACGCGCCGGAGCCGGCAGATGACGACGGCATGGCACCGTGGGAGAAGTACCGCAACGACTTGCGCTACGACGCCAATGGCGACGGCGTGGTCGACGAGGCAGACTTCCCCGACTGGCGGAACCCGGGGGCATAAATGGCCGGAGACCTCTCCACCGTTGAGTTGATCGGCCAGCTTTGGCCGCTCGTCCTCGCGTTCATCTCGTTGGTGATCATCCTCGCCAAGATGGACGTGCGCCTCGCCGTGGTCGAGGAGAAGATCAAGGCTCTGTTCGAGCTGTGGAACAAGGGGCGCGACAAGTGAGCCTCGCAAATCTCCAACGGAAAATCGGCGTTACGGCTGACGGCGCATTCGGCCCCGGCACGATGAAGGCCGCTGCGACCTACTACAAGTTGTCGCCGGACCGCGCCGCGCACTTCTTTGCTCAGACGGCGCACGAGAGCGGCGGCTTTACGGCGTTCAGCGAGAACCTGAACTACGGCGCGGCCGGCCTGCGCGGCATCTTCCGCAAGTATTTCGGCACGGACGCTCTGGCCAAGGCGTATGAGCGCCAGCCGCAGAGGATCGCCAACCGCGTCTATGCCAGCCGCATGGGCAACGGCGACGAGGCATCCGGTGACGGGTGGAAGTTCCGTGGTCGCGGCGCGCTCCAGTTGACGGGCAAGTCGAACTATCAGGCGTTCGCCGACTATGTCAGCCGCCCGGACGTAACGACGAACCCGGACTTAGTGGCCGGTGAACTCTGCTTCGAGAGCGCGCTGTGGTTTTTTGACAAGAACAAGCTCTGGTCGATCTGCGACCAAGGCATCAACGACGTCGCGATCCTCGCGCTGACGAAGCGCATCAACGGCGGGACGCACGGCCTCGACGACCGCAAGGCGAAGACCAAGAAATACGCGGCTTGGCTCTGATGTTCGGCATCCCCTCCCCCTACATCATGGGCGGCATGCTGGTCATCGGCTTCCTCGGCGGGTATAAGGTCCGCGATTGGCAGTGCGACGCGGCGTACGCGGTGGCTTTGGAAAAGGCGGAAAAGCAACGTGCTAAAGTGGAGACCATCCTCGACACGAAGTCCGCAGCCTATGAGGAAAGACGTGCTGAAGCCGATGTACGTTCCGTTGAGCGGACCAATACGGTTCGCGAGATTTATCGTACGGTGCCTGCCGTTTCTCCTAGCTGCGCTCCTCCTGCTGACGCTATTCGGGTGCTCCTCGAAAGCATTGGTAATCCAGACGCTGAAGCGGCCGCCGGCAAACTTGGCAAGCCCGTGCCCGCGCCTGAACAACCCGCCCGACCCATTTCTCGACCCGGCGCGCCTGCTGTGGGAAAAGGACGTGATTGAGCGGCGCAATGACTGCGCGGAGAAGCACCGGCTGACTATCGAGGCGTGGCGCGAGGCTAGTCAATTACCACAAAAGTGATATAAGGACGGCCCATGGCTACCACGATGACCTTTGACACGCTGAAGCAGGACGTGCAACGCTATCTTGAGCGCGGCGCGACCTATGCCTCGGACCCGGTCGTCTATGAACAGATCCCGCGCCTGATCAATCTGGCGGAGCGGCGCATTGCGCGCGAGCTGAAGATCCAAGGCTTCATCGCGGTGGTGTCTGACACCTTGGTTCCCGGCCAGTCGGTGTACGCGAAGCCCGACCGTTGGCGCGACACGGTCAGCATCAACATCGGCACTGGCACCAGCAATGCCAACCGCACCGCCCTCTTCACGCGCGTCTACGAGTATCTGCGTTCGTATTGGCCGAACGAAAGTCTGACGGCGACGCCGCTGTTCTACTCGGATTACGACTATTCGCACTGGCTGATAGCCCCCACGCCGGATCAGGCGTACCCCTTCGAGGTGCTGTATTACGAGCTGCCCCCGCTGCTCGACGACAGCATTCAGACGAACTGGCTGACAGAATACGCTCCCCAGCTCCTGCTGTATGGCGCGTTGCTCGAGGCGACCCCGTTCCTGAAGAACGACGAGCGCATCGGCACGTGGCAGCAGTATTACGACCGCGCCGCTGCAATGCTCAACGGTGAAGATCTGGCGAAGATCCTCGACCGCGCATCAGTCCGCAAGGAGGCATAAGTGAGCTACACATCCGTTTTCGGTGGCACCACGATATATCCCTCGGATGTGTCCTACCTGTCGATTGCCCTCGGCGTGGACACGCCGCTTGAGTGGCCCCTCGAAAGTTCGGGAACCGAAGACCCAGCCGCGCGTATCATTGATGTCGACCCAACGGCGTCCGGCTTCAGCATCGTCCTGCCCAATGCCACGCTGACCGGCGCTGGCCAGACGATCCTGTTCAACAACATCGACGTTACCTTCAGCTTCTTCGTGAAGGACTTCGCCGGCAACACGCTGGCGACGGTCACCGCCGGGACGCAGTGGCAGGTCTATCTGGCGGCCACCACAACCCCCGCCGGCACGTGGCGCGTGTTCCGCTACGGCGCCTCGACCGCAACTGTGCAGCCGTCCGCGCTGGCCGGCTTCGGCCTGACCGCCACCGGCTCGACGCTGTCGCAGTCGCTTCCCGTCACCACTTTCTTGACCAGCGGCATCTCTGTTGCCACTTCAAATCGATCTGAAGCGTTCGTGTGGACCGGCACTGGCACTGGCACGCTGAACATGCTGACGGCCGCATCCGCCGGCAACAACTTCTTCATCTTCGTCCGCAACGAGGGCGGTGGGGATCTGACGGTTGATCCGGCCGGCACGGAGACGATCAACAGCGCCGCCACACTGGTGCTTCGACCCGGGGACAGCGCCAGCGTCATCACCGACGGCATAAACTGGTACACAATCGGCCTCGGGCAGGAGGCGGTGTTCGCGTTCGATTACACGTCTATTGCCGTCACGGGCGGCACGGTCACGCTCTCCGGCTCGCAGCTCAACCGCATCGCGTACAAGTTTGTCGGCGCACTGACGAGCAACTGCACGATCATCGTGCCGGCCACAATCCAACAGTATTGGATCAACAACGCCACAACCGGCGCGTTCACCTTTTCCGTGAGAACGAGCGGCGGATCTCCGACGCTGATCAATCAGGGCGCCAAGGGCATATACTACTGCGACGGCACCAGCATAATTCTCGCCTCGGATCCGACGGTGTTTACGCTGCCGGTCACCATCGCGGACGGCGGTACGGGCGCGACGACGGCATCCGCCGCACGCCTCAACCTCGGCATCACGACGTTTGCCGACCCCATCGTCACGGCCACCACGGGCGCGTCCGTCCGCACCACCATCGGCGCGGCGGCCTCCGGCGCCAACAGTGACATCACCTCGCTCAGTGGGCTGACGACGCCCCTGTCGCTGGCGCAGGGCGGCACGGCTGCCACGACGGCTGCTGGCGCGCGGACGAGCCTCGGCGGCACGACGCTCGGCGCGAACGTCTTCATCATCCCGGACCCGAGCGCCGTCACCTTTCCGCGTTTCAACGCGGACAACACCGTGTCGGCACTGGACGCGACCACGTTCCGCGCGGCCATCGGCGCCGGGGTCGGCACCGGCACTGTCACCTCCGTCGGTGGCACTGGCACGGTCAACGGTATCACGTTGACGGGCACGGTCACCAGCAGCGGCAGTCTCACGCTCGGTGGGGCGCTCTCCGGCGTCAGCCTCACCACGCAAGTCAGCGGGACGCTGCCTATTCTCAACGGCGGTACAGGTGCGACCACGGCCGGCGCGGCCCTGACCTCCCTCGGTGCATACGCTGCCAGCAACCCGTCGGGTTTCACGTCGAACACAGGGACCGTCACTTCTGTCGCCACGGCGGGCAGCGTCAATGGCATCACGCTCACCGGCTCAGTGACCACCTCGGGTACGCTCACTCTCGGCGGCGCACTGTCTGGTGTTGCCCTTGGCTCGCAGGTCTCCGGTACACTTCCGGTGGCCAACGGCGGCACAGGTCAGACCACGTACACTGATGGGCAACTGCTTATCGGCAATACGGCGGGCGGCACTCTCGCCAAGTCGACGTTGACGGCCGGCTCCGGTATCAGCATCGCCAACGGCGCGGGTACGATCACCATCACTGCCACAGCCGGGGGCGGCACGGTAACCAGCGTCACCGGCACCGCGCCGGTCGCGTCTACCGGGGGGACGACGCCGGTTATCAGCATGGCGGCGGCAACGGCCTCCGTTAACGGCTACCTGACCAGCACTGACTGGGCGACGTTTAACGGCAAAGGTACTGGCACGGTTACGAGTGTTGGCGGCACCGGAACGGTCAACGGCATCACGCTGACGGGTACGGTGACCTCCACCGGCAGTCTCACGCTCGGCGGCACGCTGTCCGGTGTCAGCCTGACCACGCAGGTCAGCGGTACGCTCCCCCTCGCAAACGGCGGTACGGCAGCAACTACCGCTTCGGGTGCGCGCAGCTCGCTTGATGTCCCTTCCACGGGCGGCTCCGGTGCCACCGGCACTTGGGGTATCAGTATCTCCGGCAACGCCGCAACGGCCACCTCGGCCACTTCGGCCACCACGGCCGGGTCCGCCACCTCGGCCACTACGGCCACTACGGCTGGGTCTGTTACCAATGCTGTGACCTTCAGCAATGCTGGCGGTGCGGCAGTTGGTTCGACGTTCAATGGGTCCGCAGTGCGTACTATCGACTACAGCACCGTTGGCGCCTACGCCGCCAGCAACCCGTCCGGCTTTACGTCAAACACCGGCACGGTCACCTCGGTCGGCACGGCGGGCAGCGTCAACGGCATTACGCTGACGGGATCCGTGACCACCTCGGGTACGCTCACTCTCGGCGGCGCGCTTTCGGGCGTCTCGCTCACGACGCAGGTCAGCGGCACGCTCCCCATCGGCAACGGTGGCACGGGTGCGACCACGGCAGGCGCTGCGCAGACTGCACTTGATGTCCCCTCACGTGGCGGCTCGGGAGCGTCTGGTACTTGGGGTATCAGTATCTCCGGCAACGCCGCAACTGCCAATTCGGCTACTACGGCTGGCTCGGCTACTACGGCTGGCTCGGCTACGACGGCTGGCTTTGCTACAAGTGCAGGGTCGGCTACAACGGCTGGGTCGGCTACGACGGCCACCACAGCGACTACAGCGAACGCGCTTAACACGGGCAACAACTACCAAGTTAACAGCCTTGGCGTTGGGACCGGCCCGTCCGGTACGGCGGGCGAAATCCGCGCGACCAACAATGTCACGGCTTTCTATTCGTCGGATGCCCGTTTGAAGGAAAATGTCGCGGACATCCAAGGCGCGCTCGCTGCGGTGACTGCCATCGGCGGTAAGACTTTTGATTGGACGGACGCCTACATCGCCGAGCATGGCGGCGAGGATAGTTACTTTGTCCGCAAGAGCGACTTCGGTGTCATTGCGCAGGACGTAGAGGCGGTGTTCCCGTTGGCCGTTCGCACCCGCGAGGACGGCACGAAGGCGGTGGATTACGAAAAACTTGTCGCCGTGGCGTTCGCCGCCATCGCGGAGTTAAAGGCTGAACTGGACGAGCTGCGGGGGGCTAAGTAATGGCTCTACCCACCAGCGGGCCGCTATCGCTCAACGACATTCAAGGCGAGTTCGGGGGCGCTAACCCCATTGGGCTGGACGAGTATTACGCTGGTGGCGGGCTGGTGCCTCCCGGTACAACCGGGACTTACGGGGCTGTGCCTACGTTTGGTCAGATCAGCATCCAAAACTTCTACGGTACCGCTAATTTCACCCCGTCCACCAACACCTACACCACGGGTACGGGTGTGACTGAGACGGTGCCTTCCGGCGCCACAAGCTGCGCCATCACGGTAGACGGCGCTGGCGGGGGCGGTGGCTACAACAGCACCACTGCTGGCGGCGGTGGCGGGGGCGGGTCAAGGTCCGTACAGACTATCGCCGTTACCGGCGGGAACACGTTCATCTTTACGGTGGCCGTGGGCGGCGCCGGGCGCGCGTCCACCAACGGCGCGGGCATAGCGGGCGGCGCTTCAACTGTCTCGGGCACGGTCTCTGGCGGCAGTGTGAGCATAAACGCCGGTGGCGGTTCCGGCGGCGGCCAATCTGCTGGCGGCGCTGGCGGCACGGCCACTGGCGGCACGACCAACACTTCGGGCAGCGCGGGTCAGAACACTGCTGGCGGCAACGTCGGCGGTGACGGCGCAAGCGGTTCCGGTGGCGGCGCAGGCTCAGATCCGGGTCTGCCACCGGGCGGCGGTGGCGGCGGTGGCGGTCTCGACTACGGCGGCGCGGCTGGCGGCACGGGCGCCCGTGGCGAAATCAGTTTCTCGTACACGTAAGGCAATCCGATGGCCGAGAACATTATCCAGATCAAGTCGCTGCCCGGCATCAAGCGGGACGGTACGAAGTTTGAGGGCGACCAGTACGTCGACGGGCAGTGGGTGCGCTTCCAGCGCGCCCTGCCGCGTAAGATCGGCGGCTACCGCTCGATCAACAAGTTCCTGCGCGGACTGGTGCGGACGCTGCACGAGTACACGCAGGACAGCCTGACGTACATCCACGGCGGATCGGCGAACCTGCTGGAGCGTTTCTACCTCGACGCCAGCTTCAACACGAGCGTCATCTCCGACCGGACGCCGACGACGCTCGTCGCGAACGCCGGCAACATGTGGCAGTTCGACGTGGACACGGCCCTCGGCGGTGGCCTGCAACTGGTGGCGCAGGTGGCGCCGAACCTCGACTGCATCTGCAACAGCACGGGCGGCCAGCTCTTCACCGGCGACGAGTTCGGTACGGCGCCCCTCGTCGAGGTGACGAGCCTGCCTGCGGTGTACAGCGCCACCGGCGGTATCGTCTCCCTGCACCCATATACCGTCGCCTTCGGCAATGACGGCTTCGTCATGTGGTCCGTGCCGGGAGACCCCACGGACTACGTCGGCTCCGGCGCAGGCAACGCCTACGTCACGGGGCAGAAGATTGTGCGCGGCATGCCGCTGCGCGGTGGCCCGGGCAACTCACCCTCGGGCCTGCTGTGGTCGGCAGACAGCCTGATCCGCATGTCCTACATCGGTGGCACCGCCACGTTTCAGTTCGACACGTTGAGTGCGCAGTCGTCGATCCTCTCGGCGCAGTCCGTCATCGAGTACGACGGCATCTTCTACTGGCTCGGCACCGACCGCTTCCTGTCGTTCAACGGCGTCGTGCGCGAGATACCGAACACGTTGAACCTCAACTTCTTCTTCGACAATCTGAACTACGCGATGCGCCAGAAGGTGTTCGCGATGAAGGTTCCCCGCTACGGCGAAATCTGGTGGTGCTTCCCGAAGGGCGACAGCATCGAGCCGGACCACGCCATCATCTACAACATCCGCGAGAACACGTGGTACGACACGCCGCTGCCGAACTTCGGGCGCGGTGCAGGCCTGTTCCCGGCTGTCTTCCCCAAGCCGCTTATGACTGGCGTCGCGCCGCAGGACGCGCAGGCCACCGCGATTGCGATCACCGCCGGCGGGACGGGTTACGTTGCCGGGAACGTGCTGACGCTGGTCGGTGGTCAGTACCTGATCCCGGTGGAGATCACCGTCAACACCGTCAGCGGACCCGGCGCCATCCTGACGGCCAGCATATCGAATGCAGGCTCGTACTCGTCGACCCCCGCGAACCCGGCAGCCGTCACCGGCGGTGCCGGCTCTGCTGCGACGTTCACGGTCACATACAACAACCCGTACAAGTTCTGGGTGCATGAGGTCGGCACGGACGAGATCGACGGCCTGTTCGTCAACCCGATCCCGTCGTACTTCGAGACGGCCGACATCTCGATGCCCGTCATGAGCCAGACGAGCAGGGCGCTACAGGTGCTGATGCTCGAGCCTGACTTCGTGCAGTCCGGCGACATGACGGTCGAGGTGCGGGGGCGCGCCAACGCCCGCGCGCCGGAGGTCAACGGCCCGGCGAAGACCTTCGTCGAGACGCCGCAGACGCCGCAGGAGCAGGTCGTCTACTTCAAGGAGCAGCGGCGCGAGCTGCGCTTCCGCTTTACAAGCAACTGCGTCGGCGGCGATTATCAGATGGGCCTCGTCCTCGCGCACCTCCAGCCGGGCGATGGGACGACAATCGGATGATAGACCCGCGCGGCATGACTTTACTGGACTACGCGGATAGTGTAGTGCTGTCGGTCGGCGACGCTTGGTCTTTCGGTAAACTCACCGACGAGAACGAGTGGCAGTCGTGGGCTGCAGGGTTTGTACGCGCGTCACCGTTTACGCAGCGCACCGTGCCGGACCCCTTTGGTTTCACTGACTGGCGGGAGTGGGCTATGCGCGTATACCCGATGTTGCAGGGACAGGGCTGATGCGCTTCGACGACTTCATGTACGGCGGCGACATGTACGGCGGCGACATGTTTGACGCTGACGAGTACAGCGGCGGTTACGGCGGCGCAGGTTTGCCGTCTTTTGCCGTTGCGCCGCCGCCTGCGTACGAAGCGCCGCCCTTTGCCGTCGACCCGTACACAGCGCCGCCGGCGTACAACCTAGAAGAGATCCAGCGCGCGGCGCAGGCTTTTACGGAACAGCAGCAAAAGGCAAACGCTCTCTCCACACAAAACAGTGATGCCCTCAACAGCTACATCGCCCAGCAGGCAGCGAAAGGCGTAGAGGTAGCCTCGACAGACACGTCGCAGGGCGGCGGCCCAATGGGCAGCTCCGGCGTCTTTGGTCTGCCTGATTTCAGCGCCCGCTTCGATCCGACGAACCCAGCAGCCAGCACCGGGCAGGTGTTCCGTTTTGACACGGGCCAAGTCGGCGCGCCAAACGCATTGGGGGAAATGGAATACCGGAATGCCGCTCCGGTGGTGTTCCAGCCGGGCCAGAAGTACATCATGACGGACGGACGCGGCGAAAAGGTTCTCGGCAGCGCCACCACTCCCGAAGAGATGGCTGGCCTTGTCGATCTGTCCGGCAAGCTGCCGTATGGCTTTCAGTTGTTTCCGGCCAACGAGCAGGGCGGTTTCACCCCCGGCCAAGAGCTTTTTGGCAAGGATGACCCGCGCCCCACTGGGTTGGCCGGGGCGATAGCCAATTACGGCATCCCCCTCGCGCTGGGGCTTCTTGCTGCGCCTATCGCCGGCCCGCTTGCGGCTGCGGCTGCCGCTGCGGGGACCACCGGGGTCACTAAGTTGACATCGGGTTACACCCCAAAAGATGCGCTCATCGCGGCGGCTATCTCGGGGGCGACTGCTGGCGCGCTTAAAGGCTTCACCGGCCCGAGTAACCCGCTGGGCCTTGAGCCATTCGGAACAGCGGCAAAAAACGCCGCCGCTGAAGCTGCTGCCCAAGGTGTTGGCGGTGCCATTGCCCAAGGGGCTGGTGGCGCCCTTAGCCAAGCGATACCCGGTGAAATCTTGGTCAGCGCGTTGAAGAACGCCGCGCCCAGCCTTCTCTCGCAAGTTGCCCCGTCCGTGGTGCAGGCTGGACTGTCCAACCTCGGCCAGTCGCTGCTGCCCTCGCAGCCGGCGACTACGCAGACACCGCTTGCCGCTCAAGAGCCGCCACCGTCGTTTGCCGCTTTGCCCGGTGACTCGCCGCTGATCACGGTTCCCGGCAGTGTACCGTCTTCGAATGCGTTTCCGTCGCTCGCGGCAGGGTTGAGCGGCGTCGGCAACTTGGGGTTGAAGTTGGCGGCAGATCAGATTGCTGCCGAAGAGGCTGCCAAGCAGCGGGCAGGTGATGAGCAGCCGATTACAGTTCGTGCAAACGTGCTTACTGATCCCGCGTCTTCTATCGGCAGCGGCCTGATCAACGCGGGCAGCTCACTGGTGGAGCCAACGCTGTCCGCGTTTAACCCGCCGCCCCTCACCGTCGAGCCTGCGGTTGCCCAACAGGCTACTGATCCGGGCGCAAGAGAGCAGCCCGAGCTTAATCCTACGGCCAGCAAGTTTTCGGATTTTGCTATCGCGCCGCCTATCCCGATCACGCCGTTTGCGCCGCTCGAGACGCCCGCCGTCGATCCCAACGAAATTGTCGTCACGGCTAACAAAAAACCGCTCACCGGGCTTGAGGCGCTTCCGCTGACGGCGCTTGGTGGCCTTACGGGCCAAGAGGCGCTGAACGCTCCCGGCACTGCCGCAGATACGCCAAAAAAACTTGGCGTCTCCGACTACCTGCGTCTCGCGGGCCTCGCCTCGTCCGCCATCGGCTTGCTCGGCGGCGGTGGTGGCCCCGAAGGCACGGCGGCCGGCATCGTGCCCGGCGGGCTGGGTCGCCTCAACCCGATCTTCTCGGCGAAGCTGCCTACTGGCGCAGACGTGAACATCCCCGGCGGCGTCGGCACCGCGTCGAACCTCGCCGCGCGTCCGGTAACTGACGAGGACTGGCTGACGTACGGCCAGCGCCCGGAGAAGAGTTTCTTCAACTACGTGCCCCAGCCGCCAACTGGCATGGCCCACGGCGGCTCGCTCGAGGCGAAGCGCGGTGGCCGTCCGTCGCGCTCGTCCTTCGCCGTCAACGGCCCCGGCACGGGCCGCAGTGACGACATCCCGGCCGTGCTGTCGGACGGCGAGTACGTCATCGACGCCGAGACCGTGGCCCTGCTGGGCGACGGGTCGAGCAAGGCCGGCGCGCAGAAGCTCGACGACCTGCGCGTCAAGATCCGCAAACACAAGGGGCAGCGTCTGTCACAGGGGCGCTTCAGCTCCGACGCCAAGAAGCCCGAAGCATATCTCACCGGAGGACGTATCTAGTGGCCAGTGTAAGCTCTTTCCTCACCGAGGGCGCAGCCATTCCGCAGGGTTCTGCCCTCACGGACATGACGAAGCAGACGGTCCTGCCGGACTTCTACACGAACTACGCGCAGGATATCTTGGCTGGGCAGAAGGCCCTCTCCAATCGGCCGTTCACGACTGCGCCAATGCCGCGCGTGGCCGGCTTCACCCCGGCGCAGCTTGAGGCGTTCCAGAAGACCGGCACCGCCGCCGACGCCTACCAGCCCCTCCTCGGGCAGGCCACGACGGCCGCGCAGGGCGCGGCAGCCGCGCCGGGTGCACTGGAAGTCGCGCAGCCCTTCCTCGGCGCTGCGGGGCAGTCCTCCGTGTCGAACATCGGCCAGTACATGAACCCGTACACGGACGCCGTCGTCAGCCGCATCGGCGAACTCGGCACGCGCAACCTGACCGAGAACATCATGCCCCAGATCGAGGGCCGCTACATCCAAGCCGGTCAGCTCGGCTACGGCGGCCGTGGCGGCGCAAGCACGCCCTCGGGCATGATGACGGACACGGCACGCGCCGTGCGCGACACCAGCGCCGACATCCTCGGACGGCAGACGGAGGCCCTCCAGAGCGGCTACACGCAGGCCGCAGGACTGGCCGGCACCGACCTGTCGCGCATGGGTCAGTTGGCCGGCACGGCCGGCAACCTCGCGAACGTGCAGCAGGGGCAGCAACTGGCCGCCTCTGGCGCGCTGTCGGGCCTCGCCGGGCAGGCGCAGGGCCTCGGCCTCACCGGCGCAGGCGCGCTGGGTTCCGTGGGCGCACAGCAGCAGCAGCAGGGCCAGAAGAGCCTCGACGTGGCGTATCAGGACTTCCTGCGCCAAGAAGGCTACCCGCAGGAGCAGATCGACAAGATGCTCGCCACGTTCAAGGGCGTCGCGACGGGCATCCCGTCGGCCACGCAGGAGCAGGGCATCTCGCCGTCCGGTGTGCAGCAGCAGTATCCGGCCAGCACGGCCGCGCAGATCGGCAGCGTGCTGGCGGGCCTCGGCGGCGCGCTGGAAAAGGGTGGCGTGCTGTCAAAGCTCATCGGGCCGTAACCCTTCCGCACCCCGGCGGAAAATGCTATTACGGAGTACGCCTCCGACGTGAGTGGAGAATACAGTGGACGAAGATTTCACGGGCACCGACGACGCCGAGACTGGCGCCCTTGGCATGTTTGCCGGCCTTGAAGGCTCGTTGCCCGCGAGCGAACTTGCAGGTCTGCGGGCCTCGATGTCCGAGAGCCAGCGGCTGGCACGCGAGCAACGTGCGTTCTATGACCGCGTGGCGGAGGAGACCCGGAAGCGCCGCGTCGGCCCCTCGACCAGCGAGCAGTTGTTCGAACTCAGCGCGGCGCTGGCCCGGCCGACCACCGTGCGCGGCTTCAGCGGCGTCTTGAACAACGTCATGCCCGTCCTGCAACAGCAGGCCAAGGCGACACGTGTTGGTGAAGAGGGCCGCACGGAGGCGCTGAACGCGATGCAGTTGGCGCAATTGAGGGGTGCGCAGGGCCTCGCCAATCAGGACGTGACCACGCGACTGTCGGTTGCGCGGTTGATGGCCGCCGCAGGCAAGAGCAACGCGCCGAAGTATGACCCTATCCCCGGCGGCCCCGGCTACCAGCAGCGGCCCGGAACGGGGGGCGCGCCGGAGTTTCCGCAGCAGGATGAATTTGGAAACTACGTCCTCACGGACCCCCGGCAGGTTAATTTCTTGCCTATAAATTCGCGCATGATTGTGGCTGGTGGCGATCCGACCAAGCCTAAATACAAGCCTGCATCGTAAGGCGGAGACAAAACATGGTTCAATCGTTTCTTGCGGGCTACCCCGACAAACCAGTTCCCGTTTCAAAGAAGGTGATCGAGGACGCGGAGGCGGGCGTCGCTGTCGCTACGCGCACTGCTGATGCCGCAAAAAAGGGCGCTGACGCCGCTGTTGCAACAGCCACGTCGGCGGATCAAATCCGTGAGGCTCGGTCCAAGGCAGAAAAGGCGGCGCTTGACCTTGAGAAAGCGCGCATTGAGCTTGAAGCCCTCAAAAACTCCGGCGTCACCCTAAGCGAAGGGCAGGGCAGGGCATCCTCCTTTTACTCCCGCATGCTTTCGTCCGAACAATCCATGGACAAGCTGAAGCAAGATCCAGACAGTCTCATTGGCAGAACGGCGTATGAAATTGCTCCGGGCTTGACGGCGAAAGCGGCAACGAGCGAGCGCACGAGAAACCGTGATTTCATCAAAAACTTTCTCATGGCGTCGCTCCGCAAGGAGAGCGGCGCCGTCATCGCGCCGTTCGAACTCTCAAATCAATATAGCATCTATTACCCGAGTGCCGATGCAAGCCCGGAAGAGATTGCGGAAAAACGGCAGCAGCGCATTCTGGCCATCGCAAACATGCGGAATGAAGCCGGACCCGCCGGCCCTAACGCGGACAAGGTTTTGCTTGAGCAGGGGTTCACGCCCATCGGCATGGTTGCCCCGGTAAAAAGCGAAACACCCCCGCAAAAAACGGAACGCACCGCAGGTGCCGGAGCCGAGACCACGACTGTTGCCGTGCCGAAAGAGTTTCAGGCGGCGTTGATTGATTTCGTCAACACCAAGGGGAAAGACCTCGACCCGACGGAGTTTCAGACGTTCTTCAACAGCACCGCGAAGACGTACAACATGCCCGGTCGGGCATCTGCTGAAGAAGCCAAAAGGGTAGTCGACGCCGTAAAGAGCGGCGCCCGTTTCGGCGGCGCGGCTCCGCTAGAGCGTCCGTTGACGCCCGTGGAGCGCGGCGTCAACGAGAGCCTGCTCTCGACGCCCGGCGGCGTGGCCACCGGCGTCGTCAACGCGACGACGCTGGGCATCCCCGCCATGCTCGACGAGGACATCGGCAGGACCGTCGAGGGCGTCCGTGAGGCGTCGCCATGGGCGACGGGCACGGGTGACGTCCTCGGCAGCGCAGCCATGGCCGGCTTGGGCGGCTTGGGCCTCCGGGCCGTGGGCATGTCCGCCGCCAAGGCCGAGCCGCTGGCTGATCTTATTTACAGCGCCGTCACTGGTGCTACGGGTGCACCGGAAGGCGAGCGCCTTTCCGGGGCCGCCACCAACGCTATCTTTTCCGGTATGGGGTCTGCGGCCCCGTCCGTCGTGAAACGAGTTCTCAAGCCAAATACGGACGAGGACATCAAGATCCTGCGTGAGGCCGGCGTGCGCCTATCTCCAATGCAGACGCTTGGCGGTCGTGCGGATCAGGTGGAGGAAGCCGCATCTCGCCTGCTTATCGGCGGCGGCGATGTTAGTATCGCTGCCCGCAGGCGTGCGTTCAACGACTTTGGCACGGCTTACTTAAATAAGGCCGGCGAATACATCAACTTCAAGCTGCCAGACGGCATGAAACCGCACGAGCGGATGAAGGCTGCGGGAGCCGCTTTTGACAAGCAGTACGACACTCTTCGCGCACAGATGGCGGTTGTCCCGGATCAAGAACTGCTGGATGATATCGCCAACCTGAAGGCGAAAATCAACGACGGCGTCACGTTTTCGCCTGACAACGCAAGCCGTTTGAACAAGCTCCTCGACGATCAACTGGCGCGGCGTACCGCCAACCCGATTGGCGGCGACGACTATAAATCACTGTCCAGCCTCCTGAAGACGCGCAGGAGCTCGTTTGCCAAGAGGGGCGACCAAGAGCTGGCAGACGGCGTGGCCGACATGCAAGATGTCCTTGACGCCGCAGCTCGTCGGCATTCGCCGCCCGAGGTGGTTGACATGATGAACCAGACCGACCGGGGCTTCGCGATACTCGCGCAGGCACAAGAAGCCGCGCGCATGGCTGGCACCAAGCCGGGCGAGTTTTCCCCAGCGCAGATTTTGAACCGCCAGCGGGCCGGCGACACGCGCGCTCGGTCTCGCGGCTTCGTTGAGGGCGACGTTGAGGGCCAGCGCCTCGCCGAGGCCGGACAAAACATCCTCGGCAATGCCTTTCCCAGCTCCGGTTCGTCGGAGCGTCTCGCCGCCGGTTTGACCGTAACGGGTGGCGGCGCGTTTCTTTCGCCCACGACCCTCATACCGAACGCGGCGATGGGCTTGATCAACGCCCCCGGCGTGCGTGACGTACTGCCGAAGCTGTTCGCGGGGCAACGTCCCAAACCAATCGAGGCGCTAGGCTCGCTGATGGAGAAGTATGCGGTGCCGGTGAGCCACCTTGGTTCCGCGATTGGGCAGCAGTTCAATCCGATGGAACAGACCCCCGAGGACTACGCCACGACGACCATAGAGCAGCCGAAGGGGGCCACTTACGACCTCGCCACCGATACGTACCTCCGGCCCGACGGCGTTCGTGTTCGCCGCGACGGCACGCCTGTCGATGCGCCGGTGGGCATGTATCGTGGCGGTCTGATGAACCTTGCGAGCAAGTACCGCTGATGGCCGTCAAGCCGCGCAAGAAGGAGCCGACCCTCGCGGAGCTGCTTGCGCAGTACGGCCGCAACATCGCCAGCGACGCGCCCGTGGTGGGCCGCCGCATTGTGGAGGGCGTGCGCTCGCTGCCGGAGATGGCTGACACGGGCAGCCGCTTCGCCCTCGGCGCTGCCCAGCGGCTGGGAGACATGCTGCCGCAAGAGCTGCGTGGGCCTGCGCTGCGCGGCGACTACCGCCCCACGTTCGACGCCGGTGCGGACATCGCCCAGCTCCTCGGCAGGACTGGCAACCAGCTCGTGACTGGCACGTCGCAGCGCGGTCTCGACGCGATGGGCGCACCGCGCGGTGCCGGCTACGACCCGGGCGCGACCCGCATGTCGAGAGGCGCGCAGGACGCCATCGTCAGCGGCGTGCAGGCGTTGCCGGGGCAACTGTACGACAACCCGCTCAGCAGTGCCTACGAGGCTGCCATGATGGTGGCACCCGTGCCCGGCAAGATGGCCGTAAGGGCGCTGGAGGGTGCCGGTGCGCTGGCCGGCAGGGCCGTGCGCGGTCGGCGGGCGGCTCCCCTCGCTGCCGCCGTTGAGGACGTGGCACCTATGCCGCAGGGCATGCTCGCACTGCCCGCGCCGGAGAGGATGCTGGCGCTGCCGGCGCCCGGCCCCGGTCTCCCGCCGGGTGCCGCCAAGCCGCGCGGCGGTCAGTGGTGGGCCATCAAAGATTTTGACGGGGCGAACTACTCACCGGAAGCCGCCGCTCGCACTCACGCTTTGGACTTTGAACTGTCGGGTTGGGTTCCCGAGGAGCAAGGTGTTGTGGGTGGGCGCGTCGCTAACAACAGCCCGGCGGCGGCGTGGCTCGAAAGGGCGATGACCAAATACTACAAGAACGAGTTTGGATCGCCGGACGACCCGCTGCGTGCACTCGCCGAGCGCGGGATGCACTACGATCCTGAGATGACGCCGGAACGCTGGCAGCAGACAGTCAACGACATTTTGCAGGAAGATACCATCGGCAGTGTCTTACTGCCCCGCAACCCGAAGGGTGGCATGCCCGGCGCGGGAGACGACTTGCGCGCCAACGCTATGCTGTCGATGCCGTGGCTCGCAAAGCTGCCGGTGACGGACAAGATTTACGGCATCGGTGGTGGCGGTCTGGATCTCACGCACTTCACAGACGAGTTCCTTAACGCCTTGAACCCCGAAGCCTCTGGCATCCCGCTCGACCTCGCCGTACGACCGGAGAGCCTCGGCCGCATGACGTTCCCGCAGGCCGTGGAGCAGGTCGGCAAGATCAACCAGTACCGCGCCAAGGAGATGGAGCGCGCCGCGTTGAGCAGCGCCAGCAACCCGGCCGTGCAGACGTTCAAGGAGTACACCGAGAACAATCCGATGGGGCTGCGCTGGACGGAGCTGAAGACACCGGGAGAGGATGCGCCTCTCCCAGAAGGCTGGTTGCCGGACGGCAAGGGCTTTTATAACGATAACACTGGTGACACCCAGAGTTTTCACCCCAGCTTGCAGGACGCGCTCAAGTACGAGGGTGACACCATGGGTCACTGCGTCGGCGGCTACTGCGACGAGGTCGCGTCCGGCAAGTCGCGCATCTTCTCGCTGCGCGACGCCAAGGGCGAGCCGCACGTGACGATTGAGACGTCTCCCGTGCATAAACCCACGGCTGCAGTTGAACATCTTCGGCAGCTCGGCGTTCTGCCGGAGTGGCAGAATTACATCAAACGCGTCAACACAAGGGGCGTAGACACACTCGCGCTCAGTGATGCGTGGTTGCGCGAAAGGGGCTTGCCCCCTGTTGAGTACTCCAGCCAAGACATCGTCCAGATCAAGGGCAAGCAGAACCGCGCGCCGAAGGACGACTACCTGCCGTTTGTGCAGGACTTCGTGAAGGGCCAGAAGTGGGGCAACGTCGGCGATCTGCGCAACACCGGCTTGGTGAAGCTGCCCGACGGGCGCTACATCACGCGCGAGAATTACCAGCAGGTCATCGACGACAACAGGTTGGACGAGGCTTACAAATCATACGATTTTAACGCGCACGGATTTCCGGGCGCGCAGGGGTTAGACGACGATGCTTGGCAACAGTTCCAGCGCCATTTCGAGGGCTACGCCGTCGGCGGCCGCGTGTCTGCGGATCGCTGTTTCTCCCGCCATCCAATGAGTGTCCGGTAATGGGTATCATGAGCTTCGCCGTAAAGGCCGCCAAAGCGGCAAAGAAGGCCGAGGAGGCCGCTAAGTTGGTGGAGGCTGCCGCGAAGGTTGCCAAGCCAGCGGCACGCGCTGCTAAGGCGGCTGCGCCGGTGGCCAAGGCAGCCGCACGCGCCAAGGCACCTCTGGCTGTTCGGACCCGAGCACAACTCGCCGGAGCCGAAAGCCCGCACATGGTAAGCACGCGGCGCCCCACTCCGCCCAACTACGGTGTCTCAGGAAACCCTGACGAGCAGCTCCTTATTCAAAGCGGGGAAGCGTTGCGGGCTGCGCCAAAGGCATTTGGCACCAACATGCGGATGCTCTCCGAAGAACCGTTCATGCGCGGAACTGAAGGGCTGGACCCCGAAACCATTTACGCGGAAAGCCTTCGCCGAGGCGCGGACAATCTCAAGTTCATCATGAACGACTTGATGCCGGCTGAAAAAGTTGAAGCAGCTCGCGGCTGGTACCCCACGGCAAAACTTGTCTCTGAAAGAGCGGCAGCACGCGCGGGGCTTCCGCCAGAAGCCGGGTACGGCGTGGCTGCGGTAACATCGCCGCAAACCCCGTGGGACATCAATGTCGGCAGACTTGATCGCCTCATGGACATGTACAAAGATCGCTTTTCTGTCGATCCGCAAGAAGCGCGCCGGTACATCGAAAACCGAATTGCAAACATGAAAACCCCGGGCGCCATTGCGAAACTCGGGCCGGACTACGCCGCAAGAATTGCGGCGATGCCTTACGAAGAACTGCCCGACAAGTTTGCCAAGTTTGCGCGCGTTTCCCTCGCCGACGCGACGCGAAACGACCCGATGGTAAACCGCATCAACCTGTCCGGCGAGTATGGCGACCCGTACAGCAACATCACATGGGGTAGCGGCGATGTCATTTCCAAAGCGTTGAGCATCATGGATAACCCATCCATCGAGAGCATCAACTCGCAACTTTTGGGTGGCGGCAAAGTTCCGTCATTCTACAACAACATCGCCAATCCCTATAGCGAAGCGCCAATCTCAACGATTGACACGCACAGCGCGGGGGCCGCCAGCCTGTTTCCCGGCGGTGGTGACGACCCCATTGTGTACCGAGGTATGGGTCTTGGCCCCGGTGCTGGTGGCGCACCCGGCGCTGCCGACAGCGCAGTCACCGGCTCAAAAGGGCTTTATGGCCCCTTGTCCGACATGCACACTCTGGCCGCGAGGGAGATGGGCTTCAGCGCACCCCGCGAAGTGCAATCAGCAACGTGGGAAGGTGTTAGAGATTTGTGGGGTCAAAACAAGAAAACAGCAGAATTGAAACAAGCCGTCTCGGACATCTGGCGCACTTCTAGCTCGCCAGATGACGCTCGGTACAAGATCGCGGAGTTACTCGGCAAGCCTGTGCGCAGGATGTTTCAGGTCAAATGATGCGGAGGTCGGGGGGCAACTGCTCCTCGGCTTCTTCGTCCCAGTCCTCGGGTAGGTTGCCGTCGTACAGCACGTAGAGATAGTTTTCCCGTGTTCGCGGAAGCCCCAACTCGCGCAGCACGCGCTCGTAGCATTCGTATTCACTCACTTCCCGTTCTCCCGTTCCACAATTCGCTGCCCAAAAAACACGATCTTCTCGCCGTCGTACCGCGCGCTGTCCTGCCCCGGCTTGCCGTGACCTTGACGTAGCGCGGCCACGCGCCACGCCGCCTTGAACGCATTCGCCACGTCGTACTCCATGCACAACGCCTCGATGATGTCGTTGCACTCTGCCATGTACGGCTCGCCGCCGGACGTCGGCCTCTCGACGCGCACCTTGTAATAGTCAGAGCTGCCACCGGTCAGCTTGGCGAGCGCCGCATCGGCCTCGGCGCCGGCCAGATCCCAGTAAAACGCGTCGCATATGCCACACTGGTAATTCATTTCGCTTTCCTCTTCATCGCTTCCAATAAGATTTCTTGAATGCTCTTCTTCGACGACAGGCGGTCCATGACGAGATCATCGACCGTGTGGCGGGCGAGGATCGGGTAGATGAACACCGGCCTGTCGTACCCGGCCTGCTTCTGACGCATCGGGCCGATCCGCTCGATGATCTGCATGTGCTCCTCAAGGTTCCAGTTGACCCCGTAGAAGGCGAGGATGTTGCCGCCGTCGGCGAGGTTCAGCCCGTGTCCTGCCGACGCCGGGTGTGCGAAGAGGATCGAGATCCGGCCGGCGTTCCAGTCCCTGATCGTCTGCGGGTCGGCGTCCAACATTCGGCCCTGACGGAACCGGCCCCGCAGGCGCTCCAGATCGTGCTTGAAGTTATAGGCCACCAAGACGGGGGCGCCATTCGCCTCCTCAATGACGCTCTCAAGCGCGTCCAGCTTCGCGTCGTGCACGGCCTGCCAGTTGCCGTACTCATCGGTGTACATCGCACCGTTGGCGAGCTGCAGGCACTTCTGCGTCCGCACGGCGGCGTTGGCCGCCTCGACGCCCTCTCTGTTGAGGATCGTGTACATCTCCTCCTCCATCTCGTCATACGCGCGGCGCGCTGCCGGCGGCAGGTCGATGTAGATCGGGCTGGTGATGGGCTTGTCGACCGGCAGGCCGCGCACGGTCAGGCAGATGTCGCGCAGCCGCTCCTCGACCTCTCTCTGCGCGTGTTCGTAGGGGATGAGGCTGAACCCGTCGCGGCCCTTGAAGAACCAGCGAGACACGAAGGCACTGAACGTGCGGCCCAGCCGCTCGCCCTTGTCGAGGAACCAGATCTGGCCCCACAGATCCTTGACGCCGTTCGGTGCCGGCGTGCCCGTCAGGCCGATGAAGCGGCCGACGTGCGTGTGTGCCACCTGCCCCAGCGCCCGGGCGCGTGAGCCGCCCTGCCTGATGCGGAAAGACTTCAGCCGCGTGAACTCGTCGGCGACGACCGTTCGGAACGGCCATGCGTCGCCCAGCGCCTCCCGGAGCCACACAAGGTTGTCGTAGTTCGTTGTGTAGATGTCGGCCGGGACGTCGAGCGCCGCCTGCCGCTGCTTCGGCGTGCCGGTGACGACGGACACGCGCAGGTGGGACAGGTGCGGCCACTTGGCGACCTCGTCCGGCCACGTCGACCGGGCGACGCGCAGAGGGGCCAGCACCAGCGCGGGGAACACGTCCTCGACGAGGGACAGGTTGTCCAGCGCCGTCAGGGTGCTGACGGTCTTCCCGCCGCCCATGGGCATCCACAGGGCGCTCCGGCGCACGTTGTACAGGTGCGCCATTGCCTCCTGCTGGTAGTCGTGAGGGGTGAAGGTCACTTACAGTTCTCGCAGGTGTGCTCCCAATCCCCGCCGACAAGGCGCGCGATGCCGCCGTTTTGCTTGTAGTCATCGTAGGCGTCGTAGAAGTTGAGGCCGTCGGCCTCATACTCGTCTCCACAGGTATCGCACTCGAAACTGATCGTCCGGTCTTTGTAGTTTTTGTTGATGGTCATGTCGGTGTCTCCAAGTTGGTGGGGGCCGAAGCCCCCACGCGCCTCACGCAAAATGATAATCGCAAAGCTGATCGAAGGGGACCGCTTCGCCTGCTTCGCGAGCCTCGTGACGCTCACGAGCGGCGAAGTAACCGACGGCGGCCAAATCCTGATAAGCAGCCGAGCCATACGCCGGATCGACCTCGACCCAATGAGCGGCGTCCAGACGACGACCGGCGGCCACAGCGGCTTCGATACGAGCCAGAAGAGCGGCGACTGCGTCTTCAGCTTCGTTGTCCCAACGACGCGCCCAATAATGAAGGCCTTCCTCGGCATCGTAACGCTCGGCATGATCCAGAAACGAATGAGCGTGCGCCCAACGATGACCGGCTTCGTCTTCTGCTACTACGTAAAACGAACGACCCACGATAACTGAACCGTCTTCGTCACGACCCAGATCGACCAGATCGTCGCGATAAGAGAGTGAAAGTGCCATTTGCTTAGTCCCTGTTTGCGTTGCTGATGAACCCTTCTCGCACATGCAATCAGAGGTTGCAACCCCCCTCCCTAACTATTTTCACGATATCGTCGATGTCCTCCATCGACCGGGCGATGAACACCGGGACGCCGTCGGCCCGCATGCGCTCGATCTCGCGCTGCTGGTGGCCGCTGAGACGGTCGCCGTCGGCCTTGACCTCCACGAAGGCGGCGCGCGGCCACGTCCACCAGATGTAGCAGTCAGGGCACCCGTTGCGGTTCTCCCAGCGCACCTTGCGGTACTGGCCCCCGCTGCCCTGCACGAGCTTCTTCAGGTGGTCCTGCAGCTTGCTGGCGGGGGTCATGGTGGCGGCCTTCCCGCCGACCAGTTCGGCTGCACGCGCACGTCGGCATTGGGCACGCACCATATCTCGCGCGTCTCGTCGACCGCGACGACCCAAAGCAGGTTGTGTTCGAGGCCGTAATCGATAACGGCCAACGCCAGCCCGCGCCCCTTCGGGGTGTCCATCGGGATCGAGGGGTCGAGCTGCGTGAACATCAACCCTTCCTATAGCGCCGCGCCTCAAACCCCGCCGCCGCCAGTGGCAGGCCGATTGCCCAGCTTGGGTTGGTGGACATCATAGCCGACAACGCCGCGTCGGTAAACGACGGGTCGTCCGGCACCTCGCAAACCAGTTCATCATGCACGCGCAGGACGACCGGGTAGCCAGCCTCCTCGGCCTTGCGCAGGCCGGTCATGAAGACGTCGCGGGCGATTGCCTGCACGACATTCTCCACCAGCTTGCCGTAGTACGTCTCCAGCAGCTTCCACTGGCGTGTGTACTGGTCGACGCCCTCATACAGCAGCTTGCCCGCGTCATCCTTGTGCAGGTTGCGGTAGCAGAGATAGCGGCCGCTCGGCAGGCGGATGCGGACGTAGCCGACGGTGTCGGGGCCGCTCGCCGTGTCTACCCGCAGCAGGCCGCGCACGTCGAAGCTGTCGCCGGGCGTGAGCACCGCCGAACGGACGGCGCCCTCGACGTCGTACCACAGCTTCTTCGTCGCCGGGTGTGCCTTGCGCCAGCCGCGCACGATTGTCATGATCTCGTCGTCGTCCATGGCGTTGAACACGTCGCCGCCCATCTTGCGGTACGCGCCCAGCCCGCCACCGTAGCCCCCAGCCAACTCGGGCACCTTGCCCTGCGTCTGGCGCTCGGCCTTGGTGACCTCCTGCGGATCTTTGCCGAGGATGACGCCTGCGGTGACCTTGTACAGGTCGGGCCCCTCGCCGCGATCATACAGCTTGAACGCCTCGATCTTCCACCGCTCGTCCGCCAGCCACGCCAGTACGCGGCCCTCGATGTTCGACAGGTCGGCAATGACGAGCTTGTTGCCGGGCTCGGCCACCAGCGCGCCGCGCACGGCGAAGGCGCAGCGCTCGCTGACATTGTCGTATATGATGTCCTCGCAGTCGTACTTGAACGCCGCAATCGTGGCCTCCTGCACGTCCCCGTCGAACCAGTCGGGCGAACGCGGCAGGTTCTGGGGCTGGAATATCCGCCCCGCGTCGCGGCCGGTGCGCCCGGCGCCGCAGAACTGCACGGTGCCGCGCAGGCGGCCGTCGGTGGACGTCGAGCCGATCAGGACGCCGAACTTCGCCGGTGACGTGGCTGAGGCCTGCTGGCGGATCTCCAGCAGCTCGCGGACGTGCGGGTCCAGCGTGCCCTTGAGCAGCGTCTCCACGGTGCCCTTGGTCAGGTCCTCCGTCTCGAAGCCCCGGGCGTCGCGCATGTAGTCGAGGAAGCGCTGGCGCTGCGTCGTCGACGACACGTCGCCCCCGGTCAGATGGGACGCACGAGCGGCCAGAGATCGTGTAGCTCGTTGAAAAGCTCGAATTGCGGCGCCTGCGAACTGAAGATCGATGGCGACACCACGGTCGTTAATTCTTTGGTCAAGTCCCCAAAGGTGCCGCTCACCGTGTGAATTGTTCCAAGCCGGCATGCGTCCATGTATGTTTCGCATCGCGTCCACATCGAGACGGGCGTATTCGATGAAGGCTGTCCACTCATCTGGGTGTGTCTCCCGTGTTGCGCGCCGGGTTTTCCAGTTCTTGGGACACGGCTTCGTGAATAGCTGTATAAACCGTCGACCGGCTTTGTCTTTAGCCTTATCTTGCGGTACGCCCAGCACGTCGCAGAGGCTGCCCAGCGACGCCGGCAGGCTGTGCGCGAGCGCGATGACCATCGTGTCCTCGATCTTCTCCACGGGTACGTGCACGCCGTTGTGGCGCAGCACCGTCCGGTCGAACGCGCTGTTGTGGATGACGATGGTGTCGGCGTCGTTGATGAGGCGCTGCAGGTCGAAGCGCCAGTCTGGCCGGTCCTGCGTGTCCCAGACCGCTACCGGCTCGTCGTCCAGTGCGACGGCCACCAGCAACACCTCGGCTGCCTCGGCGTACCTGTGCGCGCCCTGCTTGATGGGGGTCGTGCTGTAGGTTTCGAGGTCCAGCCACAGCGTCGACATCAACGCTTCCCGTGCAGTGTCTCGCTGACACGGCCGATGTTGATGTCGTGCGCCTCCGCCAGCGACTGGTAGGACATGTCGGGGAAGTCGGCGGCCATCTGGCGCACAGACGCCCGCACCGCCGCCGTCACGCGGCGACTGGTCACCGGCGCGCGGTCGTAGCTCCGGCGGCGCGTCTCCTGCGCCAGCTTGTTGATCTTCTGCGCGATGTAGAGCTGCCGCCGGGCGAGCACCTTGCTCTCCTCGGTCAAGGCGGCGATCAGTTCGCGGATTTCTGGAATTGTGCGTTTCATGTTGGTCCCTCCGTTCAGGTGGGCCGTGCCGCGAAGTTATCAGCAACGAAGGGAGGGACACCCCACGCGCAGCACGGCCCGCCTGAAAGGAGGGCACGGACGGCTCACCGCCCGCGCCCGCCCTATAGCCCTACAGCAGATCCATGCCAAGGGCCGCCTTGTACAGGTCGAGAATGGTCTCCATCTCGCGCCTGTCGTCGGCCTCCATCTTCCGCAGACGGACGATCTGCTTCAGGATCTTGACGTCATAGCCGACGGCCTTCGCCTCGCCGTAGACGTCCTTAATGTCGTCCATGACACCCTTCTTCTCCTCTTCGAGCGTCTCAACACGCTCGATCAGGAGCCGCAGCCGGTCGTCGGCCGCGTTGTGACCGGCTTCGATCACAGGATGTCTGCCGCGTCGGCCTTGGCCTTGGCGAACGCCGCGAACTCGTCAGCGCCGGCCGGAGCCGATCCGCCACCGAAGCTCTCGCCCTCGCCGGTCAGCATGACGCCGCGCAGCGAGCAGTTGATGCGGCGACCCCACTTGTTGTCCTGCGCCCAGATTTCGAGCGAGGCGTTGGCCACGGCGCCACTGTGCGCCTGCTGCTCGATGGCAGCCTTGCCGACGACAGGCTCACCGTACTTGTCGAACACGGTAGGCTGGGTCTTGGCGTTGCGGCTGGACAGGTAGTGCATGCCCTCGAAACCCGCGTATGCGTCGCCGGTCTTCTTCGACTTGTAGACCTTCTTGGTGAAGGCAACTTTGCCGTCGTCGACCAGCATCTCAAGTACGCTGTCCGCCTTGTCCTTCCACTCCTCCTTGGCGACCAAGAGAATGGCGGCTTCGATGGCCTTGTGGTGTTCGGAGTTCGGCTTGATGGGGAACTTTGCCCCATAGGCCGGTTCGCCTTCACCGAAGGCCTGCGGCTCGGCAATCGACGGGAACGCGAGGACGACGTTCTTCAGCATGATTTGTGTCTTGGCAGTCATATCAAATCTCCAGTTGTCAGTTGATGAGGTCGCTGAAATCTGCAGCGACCGATGGAACGACCAGTTCTGGCCGCTTATCCGTGGCGGGTGCCACAGATGGTTTGCCCGTGCTCTGGGTGATCAGCTCTTTGACCTTGGCCCAGCGCGTGGGGTTTTGCTTTAATACCTTCTCGGCAGTCGTCGGCGAGATCAGGCTGAAGTCATACATCTCATCCTGCCGCATGCGGAACGATTTCAGCAGGCCCTCGACTTCGGCCTCGCTGCCCCACTTGCGGTTGCCGCGCTTGCCCTCGACCAGCTTGTAGCCGTCGACCTTCTGCCCGGCAAGCAGGCGACGCTCGACCTCGGCGCGGACCGACTTGCACCACGCCTCGACCAGATCGACCTTGGCCATGGCCATCGGCAGGTAGTTGTCGCCGGTGGCGGTGTCGACCGTCTCAGGCAAGAACTCCGCAAACTCGTCAAGCGTGCACGCCGCGTCGCCACCCACCACGTCCGTCATCTCGGCGCGCAGCGCCGGGCACGTCGACTTGGCCTTGCAGAACCGGCACTGCGCCTCGCCCGGCTCAAGGAACTCGCTCAGGGTCGTCGGATCCTCGTCCTCGGCCGCGCGGCACATCTGCGCCCCCTTGCGGATGTCTTCACCGTCGGCCAGCAGCTCCTCGGTCGGCACGTGCCACTCGCTGACGAAGTTCAGGCGCGGCATGTGGATGTACATGCTGATGGTAGCGAAGTCGCCCAGAATGGAATACTCCTCCAAGGCACCGAGGGCGTACATCATGAGCTGCGGGTTATCCTGCGCAACGACGCGGCCCATGCCGTACTTCAGGTCGATGATGGTCAGGTTGTTCCCCGTCGTGTCCACGATCACGGCGTCGCTGGTGCCAGTGGCCCCGTCCTCGCCGGTCAGGTGGTCGATGGGCAACCGACGCTCGACCAAGAGCGTCTTGCCCTCGGCCATGTCGCGCACGAGCTTGACGTAGTCGTCGACGTAGTCGGCCATGTCTTTCGTGACGAGCCACTGCACGACTTCGTCGTTGTCGTCGAACTCGATCTTGTAGCCGACGTAGCCCTGCGCGTCTGCATCCTCGTTCTCGAGGACCATGGCGGACAGCTCGTGCGCGGCGGTGCCTTCACGGGCGTAAATGCTGCTCGTGTCCGGGTACGGAGCCTCAAGGACGACGCTGCCGGGGCAGCGCAGCCAGCGGTGCGCCCCCGACGGGCTCAGCTTGGCGTGCGCCATCAGAGTGCCCCCTTCAGCGTGGCGACCAGCTCAGGCCAGCGAACCGGGTCGAGCAGCGACGCCTTCTCGACGCCAAACTGGCTCAGGATCTCCTGCGCTGCCGGCTTGCCCTTGGCCTTGACGAGTTCCAGCACGTGCGGTGCCACTTCGGTGTCGAAGTCGAGTGCGGCGACAGGATTTTCGCGAACTTCAGGTGCGGCATCTTCCGCAACAGGCTCGGCGGCTGCAGCCATCAGCGCCACAATCTCGTTCGCGGCGGTCTTGGCTGGTGTCGGGTCTTTGGCGGGCGCCGCGCTGGCGTGATGCACGAACACGGGTACGGTCGTCTGCAACTGCGCGGACAGCGCCAGTACGCGGCCGGCAAGTTCGGTGAGGCTGTCTGCTGTGATTTCGATGCGGTAGGTCATGCGTCGTCTCCCGGAAAAATGGCCGTCATTGGTGCAAAAAACATACTAGCTGATACCGCGACCCAGACAGCTAGGCCGCGAGCTGAGGCGTCCCAATGTTCGGGGTTTGCCTGCCAAAGCGAAAACGCTGTAGCGGCGTAAACCACGACATACGGAGCTATCGCGGCCAGTGCGACCAGTGCAAAGCGGCGGGCGCTCATGCGTCGTCTCCATACACGGGGCTGTTGTTGCGTGCCTCTTCGAGGCGCTCGGCCAGCACAAGTGCCAGCTCACTATCGGCTGTCGCGAGTTCCATCAACTCGCGGTCGCTCAGTGTGCGCAGGTAACTGCGGTCATTCATCATCGTCGTCCTCCTCTTCATCTTCATCGTCCGTTTCTGGCTCGTCAGGCAGGGCCTCCCACTTGGCCTCGCGCTCGGCAATGATGCGGTCGCGTTCGGCCTGTGGCAGTGCGACCCATGCGGCGTCTTCGGCGGCAATCAGCTCGCGCTCTTCCTGAACGCGGCGCTCTTCTTCCTCGCGGAACAGTTCCCAGATGTCAGTCATGTCAAAAGTTCCACGGGGTTGCGTCGTACTGTGCAGCCACGGCACGCGCGGCGCGCTTCCCGTCGACCTGATGCTCGGCGAGCTGGACGCGGCGACCTGCGTCGATGATCTCGATGCAGACGACCGCGCGGCCCTTGCCGAGCGTGTAATAGTTTGCGGCTTTCGTCATTTCGGGTGTCTCCTGCGTTGCTGATGACCCTCTCTCGCATATGCAATTCAGCATTGCAACACCCCATTTGCAGTTTTTTACTCGTAGAAGATAATCTTTCCGCCTTCCATGCGCAGCGGGCCGTCCTTCTCTTTGCTAAGTGTCTGAATTGCCCGGACAACTGACTGTCTGCGGGTGTCGCGCTTGCCGGCCTCTGGCGCAGGCAAATCGGCCACGGCGCGGTCGATCAGGTCTACGGCACTGACGATACTGTCGCTGCCAAACACGGTCATAATTTCCAATAGGTGATTTTCTACACGTCCGCGCCGCTTGACCTCCTTGCGATCCGCCGGGTTCCCGGCCGGTGTCGACAGCTCGGTCTCGACCGCGACGCAGCTCGTGATGACGTCGCCGTCGTAGTCAATGCCTACGTCGATCACCTCCAGCTTGAACGGGTATCGAACGCCGTCCTCGCCGTCCTTCATCTTCTCGATGATGATCTCGCGGTCGCCGTTCTCGTGGCGCAGCACCTCAATCTGCACGTCGGCCGCAGCCTTCAGGCCGGACCAGCCGCGCGACCCCTTCGACAAGTCCTTGCCCGCGTGGTGGACGACGAGGTTCATGGCGCCAATGGCCTCGTGCAGCAGGTTAATGTTGCGCAGTGCGCGGCCCATATCCTCGCTGGTGTTTTCGTTGGCGCCGGGGGTCACCTGCGCCAGCGTGTCGATCACGATCATGTCGACCGAGCCGAGGTTTCGGATCTCCGCGATCACCTGAGAGATGTCGTCGTCGTCCAGAAAGTTCGGCGCGGCGGTGATCACGTGCAGGTCTTGCATGGTCTCTAGGTCAAAGTTGTGGTGCATGGCATACGCCTCTCCGCGCTTGCCCAAGCCCGACCCACCCTCGGCGGCGATCACCACGACGCGGCCCCGCACCGTCCGGCGCCCGCGCCACGCGACGCCGCGCGCAATCGAGAAGGCCAGATCCAGCGCCACGAACGTCTTGCCGGACCCCGACGCGCCGAACAGGATGCCCAGCTCGGCCTTGGGCAGCACGGCCTTGATCAGCCAGCTCATCGGCTCGCGCAGGGTAAGGTCGTAGATCGGCACGGGTCCGAAGCGGCCTACGCTCTTCGGCGGCAGGTCAGCCATGATCGCCTCGGCCTTGGCGAGCACTTGTTGGCGGCTGACTGCCTCACTGGGGTGGTGGACTGCCTCCTTGGACATCTTGATCACCGACGCCATCGTGATCGAGCGCTTGCCCGGCGTGGGCTTGAAGCTGTCCCAGAGGTAGCGCAGCCCCTCAGTGCCGGGGTAGGTGTCGCCGTCCGTCGACCAGTCGTCCCAGATGTCGAAGCCGGTGTCGTCGCCCTCACACTCGTGGTGCAGGGCCATGCCGACGCGCAGCCACGGCTCGCGGCCCATGCTGGGGTCGAGCTGGCCGACCAGCTCCTGCATGCGGGCGATAGTCAGGCCCAGCTTCGGCTCGCGGCCGGCCATGAAGTCGTTGGGGTCGAACGTCGCGCCTGACGACGTGCCGAAGCGGCGCTGGCACAGGTCAAGCGTGGCCGCGTCGACGACGGCGATGTGGTCCTCGTAGCCCATCACCTCGCAGCCCGGCAGGATATTACCCGTGAGGGTCACGAAGCCGGAGCTGCTGAACGTCTCGAACCCGTACTGGTCCGGCGTGGTGGTGCTCTTGTGGTTGCCCAGATCGCCCTTGAGGACGGCGCGGATGCCTTTGCCGCTGGGGCTGTACTCGGCGTACGTGCGGTTGACGATTGCCTCGACCTCGGCGTTCGTGTGCCCGACCACGTCGACGCAGTTGTCGAAGTCGAGGAAGACGTACCCGAACTCCTTCAGCGGAGCGAAGCCCACGCCATCGAAGCCTGCACGCACGGCGGCGTCGCGGGCCGCCACGAAGGTGGTCAGGCGGGCTCGGTCCTGCGGCGCGCCCTGCTGGCCGTGCCGGCGCGTGCCGTCGGCCCAGAACGGGATCTTGCGCGGCTTGGCCTCGCCGACGAACTGCTCGAAGCGCCACATCAGCCAGCCGGGCAGCTCACGGAGCGGCTCTGGCACCTGCACAGTGCGGAGGGCGGGCGCAATTAGCCTGACGTTGGACATGTCATCGTCCTCGCTCACGGGGGTTACAGGATGTCTGCGGCGGGAGCGTTGATTGCTCGGACGAGAAAGGGGTTCATCAGTCGGTCGCGATCCACGCCGAA